GTATGCGGTGATCTGGGTCATCGCGGTCAGGGTGTTATCGGACAACGCCGCCAGATTCGAGAAGGCGAACTCGATGGGCTTGGTGGGGGTAGCCACTCAGCCCTCCTTCTCGGCGAGGGCGGCGGCTTCCAAGGCGGTCGCCACGTCCTCGGCCGTCGCCTTCGCGGGGTCCAGCTTCGCCTCGGTCGCCAGGGCTTCCACGGTCGCCTTGTCGTCCAGGTCGGGCACCCCGAATCCCGCGGGCATGACCCGGGCGCACAGGTCGTGCCCGGCTCCCTTCGCGTGGACCGTGCCGTCCGGGTCCACCGCCGTCACGGTGTAGACCTCGACCACGTCCTCCTCGCCCGCCGCCTTGACGACGAGCCCCTCCGCGTCTCGCTCCTCGACCCACGCCCGGCGGACCGGCCGGTAGATCCGTGTCCCGACCGGCCACTTGGTGCAGGGCCGGATGCGCGCCGCGAGGGCGAGACTCTCGGGTGTCATGGGGTCACCCCTCCCGGCTACGAGGCCGTCCACAGCCCCGAGGCGTTGATGGTCGCCTGGAGGTCGGAGCCGTTCGTGGTGATCACGAAGTCATAGGCGGCGAGCGGGATGCAGGCGTCGCCGTCGGACCCGGTCGAGTCGTAGTAGAACACCAGCTTGGCGAGCGTGTTATTCGACGCACCGCCGGCGGAGGACCAGACGATGTCCGAGATGTCGAAGGACAGCGTCTCGGCGGTGTCGTTCTGGGTGAGCGCGCCGACGTCGCTGTCCGTGAGGGTCTTGTCGGCGTAGTTGGTGAAGTCGGCGATGGTGGTGGTGGCGATGTCCTCCACGCCGGTCGTCGAGGTGCCGAGCGAGGTGCAGTTATCGTAGTCGTCCTGCGACCCGCTGAAGACCTTGTAGAGCCGGACGCGCAGCACGCTCCCGGAGGGGTCGTTCGAGTTGACCCGGTTGGCGAACTCGTTCAGGCGGCCCTTCGCGACGTTGAAGATGAAGTCGGCCATGTTGGAATCTCCGTCCGGGTTAGAGGGACTCCCGGTCCGGCCACACCCGGAGAGTGGTCTGGTGGCGGGAGAAGTCGGGGGACACGGAAACGACCGTGGCAGGCCACGAGTCGTAAGAGGTGGACCGGCCGGTGAGCTGCCCGGCGAGCCGGGGCAGGTCGAGCCGGACGGGATCGCCCGGGCAGAGGCCCGCGAGCCGCCAGCCCCGGCACGGCAGGGTGACGACCTCGGGCAGCTTGGTTGCCCACGGGGCCAGCCTGCGGCACGTCTCCGTGCAGGTGGCGGTCTCGTTGTCGAAGACCTGGTCGGAGAGGTCGTAGGTGGCCCAGTCCTGGGCTGGCAGGGTCTCCAGGCTCGCGCCGGCGATGTCGTAGGTGGTCGACCCCGCCTGGACCCGGACCTTGCGGTACTCCAAGGCGATCTGCGGGTCGGGCCACTCCCACGACCAGGCGCCGGCGACGTCGTCCTCGGTGATCGTCTCCTCCATGTCGCGCGTGGAGGAGATGTCCAGCGCCGACCGGACCGTGATCCGGCCCTGCCTGCAGGCGAGCCAGATGCCCGCGTTCGAGAGGTAGGTCTGAAGCCAGGACAGGCCCGTCGGCTGCTTCGCGGTGGTCACCAGGTCCCAGGAGTAGGTGCCGGAGGAGACCGCGAGCCGGTCCTTCCAGTCCTCGATGTCCTCGATGTCCACCAGGTCCTCGGGGATGGCGAAGCCCCAGGAATCGGGGAGCACGTCGTAGTCGGTCGTCCCGGAGCCCGAGAGCAGGACGTGCCGCACGATGTCGCACGGATGCCCGTACAGGTACGCCGCGTTTCGGACGGTCGAGGAGGCCGCCGCGTTGACCGCGGTAGAGCCGAACGCTCCCGTCGAGGAGACGCCGGTGAGCGTGTTCGTCGAGACGCCCGTGTACGTCAGGTAGAACGGATCGCCGACCGTAGGTTCGACGTAGACCGCCCCGGTGCCGCCCGACCGCCTCTGGAGCACGGAGGCGTCGGTGAGCACGAGGGTCGAGTTGCCGGCCGTGTAGTCGCTGGCGACGGTCGTGGAGGTCGCGACCGCGTAGAACAGGTCCCCGGTGGACACCGTGGTCGACCACCGGCAGGTCAGCCCGGAGAGGAGGTCCCCGCACTCAACGGTGACGGCTCCGGGCGTGCCCGACAGCTTCCTGACGATCCCCAGGGCGACCGGCTCCATCGACGCCCGGTCGAGCCCGGCCGCGCCCATGAGCAGCCGGACCACGGCCCCGCGCGGCAGGAGGGCGACGGCCCGGGCGATGGCGCCACCCTGGACCGTGACGGACCAGGTCCCGTAGGCGGGCCGCCAGGAGATCGGGACGATGGAGGAGCCCCCCACCCGAGGCAGGCCCGCCAGCGCATCCGGACCGAGCGACGGGTGGGAGGCGAAGGCGTCCGCCTGGCCGGCGACCGGCGACCCGACGACCTCGAGCAGGAAGGTCGGCCGGTAGTGCCGGCTCCCCAGGGCCGCGAGGAAGGCGCTGGACCAGGCCATCGCTACCGCCTCCCGAATCTGACGGCGTAGGAGGAGGCGAGGTTCCCGGCGTAGGCGACGGGCGAGACGGCGAGATCCGACTGGCCCCCGATGGCCGGGCCGACCGTCGCACCGCTCAGGATGCTGGTCGAGACCGAGCCGACCGGCACGCCTCGGAGGTTGGTCGTCGTGCCAAGCAGCTGCGAGGAGTCGTCCGAGGCGAGCACCGCCGCGACCGCGAGGTCCTCCTCGAGGGTCAGGTCCAGGGTCCAGTGCATCCGGCGCACCGTGGACAGGGCCGGCGAGCCCTGCCGGGAGGCGGGCCAGTAGAGGACGGGCCAGCAGTCCCGGGCCCTGACCATGACGACCTGGTCGGCGTAGGTGAACTTGAGCGCGGAGGACAGGGTGATGAGGTCGCCGGAGACCGACTGGATCGTGGTGATCTCCCGGTTGCCCTCCGGCCCCATGCCCTGCACGACGAGCTGGTCCGACGCCGCGAGCGACCCACCGAAGTACCAGAGGTTCCCGGTGGTCTGAATGATGGTGTCGCCCCGGTCGAGGGTGTTCTCGGCGTACCCGCACCAGCCGTCGTCAGCGTCTGCGGCGAACCCGCACATGCCCCCGCGCGCCAGGTGGGATTCCAGGGCGTAGAGCTGGCGGGCGACCGAGGCGTCCGTGAACCGCTCCAGGGTCAGCCGAACGGCCGTCCGGGGCATCCCGACGACCGTGCAGCCCTGCCGGCCCGACAGCCCGACCGCATCCTCCCGCTCGACGACGTGCCACTCCTCCAGGCTGGTGAGGGTCTCGCCGAGCGAGGTGTCCTCCCTCGACGCCGCAATCGTGCCGCCGTCCGGGTACCAATAGAACGTCGGGGAGCCCATCGGTCAGGTCCCCCACGTCAGGCCGAGTCCGGCATAGGCCCGCATCTGGCGGTCGAGCTCGGCGAGCGCCTCGGGGCCGACGTAGCCGGTGATGTAGTTGGTGACCCCGCCGCCCATGCGCCCGCCGCGGGTGGACCGGCCCCCCTCGCCGACGATCTCCTCGCCCTGGTGGACGATGGCGAGCTGGGTGCGGGACACGAAGGGCGTGCCCTCGGCGTAGGAGCCGCCCTTGGAGATCGCATCGGCCACGCTGCTGAACAGCCCGGAATCCCCGAACAGGTCGGAAATGGCTCCGGCGCCTCGCCTGACCCCCTTCTCGCCCTGCTCCTTGATCGCCTCCGCGATGGCCCGCGGCAGCTCCATCACGAGGTAGTACCCGAGCTCCAGAAGGGCGGTCGGCAGCTGCTCGAGGAGCACCGGGATCGCCGCGATGAGCCCCTCCATGATGCCGCCCACGAGGTCGGGGAGCACCTCGCCGATGAGCTTCGGCAGCTCCTTCAGCCCCTCGATGATGGACTTGGACGAGATCTTCAGCCCCTCGCCGACCCCAGCCGCCCCCTGCTCCCCCAGGCTCCCGAGGATGTCCATGCCGCCGCCGACGAGGCCCCCGCCGAGGAGAGAGCCGATGGCCGCCACGTTCCCGCCGACCGCCGCCTGGCCGAGGGAGAGGCCCTTGTCCCGCAGCCGTTCCCACTGGCCCACGAGCTCGGCGATGCCGTCCGCAGCCCGGGCCGAGTCCAGCTCCAGCTCGACGACCGCATCGTCCCAATCCTTGATCGGCCCGACGAACTCCTCGACGGCGACAGTAGCCTCCCGGGCCGCTGCGGCGAACCCCTTGGTCTCCTTGGTCGCTTCGGTCGTCTTCTGGGATGCGGAGTAGAGGTTGGCGGCGTGGTCGTCGATCCGCTCGGACAACGCCCGGAAGGCGACCTCCTCCGCGGCGACCGTTTCCGTCAGGTGGTTTACTCGGGCCTGGACCTCGGCATAAGCCGCGCCCGTCACCCCCCCACCCTCGGCGGCGGTAAGTTCCTGGGTCGCCTGGGTGAGGTCGCGTCGGGCCTTGGCGAGCCGCTCGTTGGCGAAGGCGATGTCGTCCGCATAGTCCGCCTCGGACTGCATCCGGGCGAGGTAGGCGTCAAGCGCCGACTGCGGCAGCTCCCCCTCGGCAACCTGGGCGCGGAGCCCCGCAAGTCCGACCTTGCGAGAGCGGGTCAGGGCGGTTTCCTGCATCCTCTGCGCCTGGTCTGCCGCCTTCTTCTGTGCGTCCTCGGCCTTCTTCGCCTCGCCTGCGAGGTACTTGTACGCCGCCCCGAGTGCCATGACGGCCGCCGCGACGGGGAGCAGGATGCCCCCACCGGCCCCGCCGACGAGCGAGGCCATCGATGCGAACCGGCCGAGCCCCGCCGTGGCCGTGCCGAGCTCGGGCGAGATCATCATCAGAGCCGGGGCGAGCCGTTCGGACAGGGTCATCTTGAGGGCGAGGAGTTGCTTCCCCGTGTCCCCGGACGCCCGGGAGAGCCCGCCCATCCCGGCCTGCAGGCCGGCGACCTGGGGAGCCGCCTGTGCCGCAGCGGCTCCGGCTGCCCGTAGGGGGGCGCTTGCACCGTCCTGCACCCGGAGGATGACCTCGAGGACGTCGCTCATCTCGTCACCCTCCCATCACGACGACGGGGAGCACGCCGCCCTTGATCCCTCGGATCCGGTTCGCCGCCTCCTCGTCCGCCTGCTCCCAGCACGCCGCCGCGAGGGCGAAGGCTACCCAGCCCCCGCACGCGGGCAGGTCGGGGAGCAGCTCATGGGGAAGCACGCCGTACCTCTTCGCCAGCTTGTCCAGGAGGAAGAGGGTCCGGGGCTGGCCGACGAAAGGGACGGAGCGCCCCGCGAGCCTCCACGATGTGAGCGACGGCCTCGGCGAACAGGAGCGCCCGGAGGTCCACGGACAGCGTGCCGTACCAGACCCGAGGCGGCTTCGCGTCCCGGTCCTGCTCCTCGAGCGTCCGCACGATCCGGATCTGCTCCCACTCCGTCTCGTCCGCGAGCCGTGCGCCCACCACGCACGCCCCGAGGATGCGGGCGAGGTGCTCGGCGGCCTTCGCCTCCTCGACGAGTCCCGGTGCCCGCTGGACGTCCGGACGGGGCTCTACGCCCTCCGGCAGGGCCGGCGTGTCGGGCAGGACCTCCCGGACCATGACGAGTAGGGCCCTGGCCTCGACGGCGAGCGCGGGGTCGAGCAGCCGGAGCCGCCAGACGACCCCCTCCTGCTCCACCTCGCGGTAGGCGGTCTCTGTGAGTGCGCTGGCGATTCGGCCCACGGTGGCCTCCTTACGGGGTGCTGTAGAGGGCGTCCGGGTTCGTGAGGACGAGCTGCAGGCCGTCGTCGGTGCCGTCCGACTGCGCGACGAGCTCGACCGTCTGCGAGACGATCCCGTGCGAGGACAGGGGCTCGGAGACGCTGGCGACGTAGGCGTTGTGGAGCGTGACCGCGAGGATGTCGGTCGCGTCGGTGATCGTGCAGGTGCCGTCCGCCTCGGTGCCCGCAACGAGCGCGGTGTAGAAGGCAGCCTCGGCGTCCAGGGTGAGGCGCACGCGGACGTCCCCGAGGTCGGTCGGCTTCGGCTCGGCGGTGTAGAGTGAGCCGAGCAGATCCCGCCGGGCCCACTTCCGGTCGATGGTGATCTCCATGTTCCGGAGGACGTAGGCGACCGAGTTCCAGGTGAAGGACCCGACGTGCGACCCGAGGATGGGCACGTCGTCGCCGGCGGACGGTGTGCCCGCGCTCGACCGGGCCGTCGCCGTCTTCGCGAGCACGTCCAGGCGCAGCCGGGCGTAGTCGTTCGGGTTGAAGGTCATCGTGGCCTTGGTCGGCACGCAGCCGGCGAAGACCTCGGAGTTCCCGCTGTCGCCGATGATCTGCTCGATGGTGAGACCGGTCGGCGTCCGGGGGTCGCCCAGCTTGAAGGTGTGGGTGTACGGGCCCGCGCCGGCGTCCGTCACGCTGCCGAAGATGGACTTCAGGATGAGCCCCTGGCCCCGGTAGCGCATGAGGATCTCGAACGACCCGCCGGCGTCCTCCTTGATGAGCCGCTTGGCCTTCGACATCATGGAGGTCGTGTCGGCGATGAGGTGCGGGACCCGGATGATCTCGGGCGTCCGGCGCAGCTCGGCCGAGACGGCCTGGTCCCAGGTCGTGCGGGCGACCGCGGTTCCCCAGGGCGACTCCTCGCCGAACCCGAGCCAGGTGCCGGTGCCGTAGTAGGTGGTCATGGGAGCCTCTTTCCTTACGCAGCGGGCCGCACGTTGCGGCAGTAGAGGGTGGACCGGGCGATGAAGGTCTCGGCGCCCGGCGAGGTCAGGCACGAGAGCTGGACGGCGTAGTTATTGCCGTCCGTCAGCTTCGTTCCGTCGACCTTGACCGCGACGATCGCCGCCTTGCCCCGGCCGCATCCGATGAATCGGAGCGAGGTGATCGGAGCGGCTGTGGCGACGGCGGCGTCCTGGTCGTCCACGACGGACGAGACGACCTCGGACAGCTCGTCGCCGATGAGCGCGCCCGACCCGATGGAGCAGAGCGGCCGGAGCAGCCCGGAGAGGTCGAGGAAGACGTACCGGTTCTCCTCGTCCGTGATGCTCTGCGCGGTGAGCGTCCGGGCGTTTCCCGGGCGCTCGTTCCCGATCCGGCTGAACTTCGAGGACGGCGCGAGCAGCTCCACCCGGCCTGTGGCGGGAGTCGCCGCGGTGAACGAGGTCGAGACCGTGGTCGCCGCCGAGTTGCCCCAGTAGAGCCAGAGCTGGGCCTGGCACGCCTTGGAGGGCGTGATCTGCTCGATGTCGAGCACGCAGCTCTTCGTCGAGTAGTTCCAGGTCTGGAGGTAGATCTTGCCGACGAGGGTCGCGCCGTCGGCGGTCGTGACTCGCACGTCCTTCCCGTCGCTCGCCACGTTGTCCCAGAACAGGTCCCAGGCCGCGGACAGGGTGACCCGGATGTCGGAGGCGCCGCTCGCCCACGCCGAGAAGTCCACGGAGATCGGAGCCCGGAAGCGCCAGGAGGAGGAGTGCCACATTACGGGAGGTCCTCCCGGTAGGTGACGGTCACCGTCACGGCGATCACGCACAGCTCCGTGCCGTGGGTGGCGTCCACGCCGAGGTGGTCGTCGAGCGCGAGCGCCGTGTCGAGCGCGATGCCCCCGAGCGTGCGATCCGTCTGCGCCCGGAACCGCTTGGTCAGGTCCACCCAGGCCGCCTCGATGCCGTCCTCGCGGATCTCCGGGTCGTCCGACGCGACCGGGAACCAGATGAGCAGCCCGAAGGTTGCCACCTGGCTCTGGCCGACGAGGGTCGGTCCGGGGTTCCGGCCCGCCTTGACGAGCCACAGGCAGGCCTGTTGCCCGCTCGCCCACGGCTCGGAGTAGTGGCCGACCTTGACGCCGTCGGGCACGGTCACGGCCCGCAGGTCGAGGAACGAGTACCCGGTCGACCCGATGGCGAGCAGCTTGGTCTGGACGGCCTCGCGGACGGTCTTGAGGTTCGTGGTCATGCCGCACCCCGCACCGCGCCGACGACCGCCTGCGAGAGCGCGGGCCGGAGGTACTCGCGGGCGACCCGCTCGACCGCCGGGCGCAGGTACGGGCGGGCGGGGATGGTGACGGATGACCGGAGGACGAACCACGGAATACCGGTGGCTCGCTCGAATAGCAGCAGGTTCCCGGCCTTCGAGCGCCGACAGTAGAACCGATCCGGGGCGATGACCCGGAGCGGACCCCCACCGAGGCCATCCCGCACGACCCCGGCCGGCGTGAGGGCCACGGGGAGCGGGATCCGGAGCATCTTCGCGTGGACGGGGACGACGACACCGCCCTGCTCCTGGAGGCGGGCGTACCGGACCGTACCCCGGCCGCCCGCACCACCGGCCCGGGCGACGATGGCGGGCGACCCGTCCCGGACCTCGACCGTTCCGGAGATGGAGGCGAGTAGTCGGCCAGTCCGGGTCCGATGGGTAGCCTGGAGGGAAGCCGTCCCCCACTCGCGGACGAGGATGGACCCACGGATGAGGACCGGCCGGATGGCCTCGGCGAGGCCCCCGCTGCCCAGCCGGTCCAGCCGGGCGCCGAACTCCTGGAGGGTCATGGTCACAGGAGCACCGAGGGCAGGCGCAGGCCGGCGAGCAGCTCCTTGACCAGGTCGGGCAGGGTCTCGTCCCGCAGGCCCGCGTTCCCGGCCTGGGTCGGCAGTGCGGAGTACCCCTGGCGGTCTCGGAGCTGGACCCAGTGCCGGCAGAGAGACCCGACCGCCTGCACCAGGTCCACCGGGTACAGGGTCCAGCCGGCCGTGAAGGTCGCCTTGATGGCGTGCGGCTCGGTCGACCAGTAGCCGTGCGCCGAGTCCGGGTGCAGGCGCAGCCCCCACGGGTACACGGTGTAGTCGGTCGTGGCGACGAGGGTGGTCGAGTCCCACTCCTCGTTCACGTCGTCCCAGACCTGGGTGCAGGCCGAGACCGGCCGCGGCTCCAGGTACAGGTTCCGGCCTTCCACCCGGATCCCGGAGTCCGCCTCGGGCCCGTACCGGGTGTACGAGCCGGACGCGAGCGAGGGCACCGCCCCGGCGACCGACGGGAACCCGAGGTAGCGGGCGACCGCCCCCTCGGCTCGGGCGATCACGAGGCCGAGGTAGGTGTCCTCGCCGACGCCGGCGAGCCCCTGGAGCCAGGAGGTCTTCAGCTCGGAGGCGGTGAGGACGGCCACGGTCTACCTCCCCTTCCGCTTCGGCTTCCGGTCCCGCAGCACGACGACGTTCGGCCGGGGTCGGACCGGCTCGGCGTCCAGACGATGGAGGGCGTCTCGGGCGGCTCCGGGCACCACCGAGACGACCTCGAAGCAGGGCGGCCAGTCCTCCCGGAGCACGCGGGCCTCGTCCTCGGAGACCTCACGCACGTCCCCCACCCGCCACGAGCCGGTGGGCCCCTCGTAGGAGCCGTCGGCCCGGGCGGGATGAGGGTGGACCAGTCGCAGCGTGGGCACGGCTACGCGCCCCGCTTGACGAGCACGAAGGCCAGGTGACCGTCTGCGACCGCACCGGTTGACCCGGCGTGGGCGCTCGCGATCTTGATGACCGACGTCCCGCTCTTGATCTCGCACTTGCCGGAGAGCGTCACGGCCGAGGGCGTGCCCGCGGTCCAGGTCGCGCCCGCGGTCGACTCGGTGGTCAGGGTCCCGAAGGTCGTCGTGCCGTCGCTGATGGTCAGCGTGCGGTAGTCGGCGGCGTCGGCCGTGACCGTCGTCATCGGGAGGAACGAAGCGCTCTGGATGTGGTAGACCGCACCGGAGGGCTGGACGGCCCCGCAGTAGTAGTCCTCGTCCACCGTGAGTGCGTCGTTGATGCGCACAGAGAGGTGGATCACCTCGGGATAGGCGGCCATGTCAGGCCCCCATCTTCACGAGCTCGACGACGAACATGCCGTCCGCGACGCCGGTCGTGGTCCCGCCGTGGACGGAGGCGAGCTTCAGGACGGAGGTGCCGCCCTTGATCTCGCGGGCGCCCGAGAGCGTCATCGCGGCGTAGGTGCCCGCGGTGAGCGAGACGTACCCGGCGGTATCCGTGTCGGTCGTGATGGTGCCGAACGTGGTCGTGCCATCGGATAGGGTGAGCACGCGGTTATTCGTGGCGTTCGCGGTGACAGAGGTCATGGGCAGGATGCCCGCGCTCTGCACCTTGTAGACGGCTCCGGTCGGCAGGACGGGGGCGAAGTAGTAGTCCTCGTCCGTCGTCGCGCCGTCGTTCAGCCGGATTTCGAGGTGGATGACCTCGGGGTAGGCAGCCATGTGTTGATTCTCCAGGTTGGAGGGGGATGACGGCCTACGAGACGGCCATCTTGTAGAGGTACCGAACGCTCTTGTCGGTTGCGACGTTCGCCCGGAAGTCCATCCGGCGCTTGGCGCACAGGTTCCAGATGCCCCTGGTGGCGTCGAGCTCCATCGCCACGCGCAGCCCGTACCGGGTCCAGCGCCGCCAGGCCGCGGCGTTGACGAGGGCCATCGCGCCGTAGGTCTTGGTCGAGTCGTCGAAGATGCCGCTCGCGTTCAGCTCGTCCGACATGAAGCGCGAGTAGATGACGTCCATCCCGGCGATCCGGGACAGGTAGCCGCCGGTCATCATGGAGCCGGGCCCGAAGTCCGCGATGGAGAGGACCTGGGTGATCCCGCTGAAGTTCTTCATGCCGCACTTCAGGCTCGTGATGAGCTTGACCGCGTTCGGCTCCTCGCCGCCCGCCACCTGGGCGATGTCGAGCAGCAGGGTCGCCGCGCTGAAGGTCGAGCGGTCGACCGTGTTGGAGACGTCGCCCGCCTGGTGCCGGAGCCCGATCCAGGCCCGGCGATGGTCGGTCGCACCGCCGCCCGGGGCCGCGGCCCAGAAGGTGTTGGGATTCCAGGTGGCGATCCCGGTGTCCGCGTGGCTCGCGGTCGTGTCGCCGTTCAGGATCGCGTCCTCCTCGACGGACACGAGGGCGTAGGCCATCGCCTCGCGGAGCATCTGCGCGACGGGGACGATCGCCTCTTCGGCCGCGTCCTCGCCGACCTGGGTCCGGGCCGCGATGGTCTTCAGGGTCGTCGAGGTGGACGAGGTGTAGACCGAGGAGCTGGTGTACCGGGCGGGGTCGTCACCGGTCACCGCGTGCATGTACGGCGTGAACCCGTACAGGAACGTCGGCAGGGTGATGTCCCGGGCGACCTGGGTCTCGGGGAACAGGCCCGGCACGCGCCGGACGTAGAGCTGCTCCATCGCCCGCCCCACCTCGGGGAGGGTGTCGGTCGGGATCCACTCGGCGCCCGCGTTGGTCGAGTCGGAGAACGCGCGCCGGACGGGCTCCGGAGCGTGCTCGGCGAGCCGGCCGATCTCGGCGTCGAGGATGGGGGTCTGGGGCCGGAAGCCGGGATCGCGCCCGTGCAGCCCGAGCTGGATGATGCGGACGAGGTTCCGGGTGTCCACCGCCCGCTGGATCTCCTTCTGGAGGTCGTCGGCCGGCTTCGGGTCGTCCAGGTAGCCGTGGACGTGGGCGACCGGCTGCGCCTTGGTGGCCTCGCCGTGGTCGTGGGCGCGCGAGCCGTCGGGCATCACGTCGAACCCGCAGAGGATCACCTTGCCGCTCTTGTCGAGGTACTTCGCGACCGGCGCGGCATCGCCCCGCTGGCTGGCCGCCTCGAGGGCCTCGTTGACCCGGCGGTTGGCCTCGGTCAGGTCGGAGATCTTCGCGTCCTTCGTCTCGAGGTCCGCGGCGAGGCTTCGGATGGTGGCCTCCACCTCGGCCTGGGTTCCGAACTTGAGTTCCATGTCACACTCTCCAGGTGGACCACCATTCGTCGGTGGTCGTGGTGTCGGTTGCAGGGGCGGCCAGGATGACCGCCTCCAGGGACCGGAGAAAAGCAGGCTCCTCGCGGGCCCGGTCGCGCACCGCGGCGAGGAGGAGGTCGGGGGAACGGATCGCCTCGGCACTCGGCAGGGCCGGCACCGCGACGACCGACAGCTCGAGGAGCTCGTTGTCGAACAGGACCGCGCCGTGCTCCCCGTGCCGGGGGTCCTCCTCGGGCAGCTGCGAGCGGTCGATCACGCGGCCGGGCCGGAACCCGACACTGACGGCGTTCAGGAACCCGCGTTCGACCTTGCCGGCGATGCGCGCGGAGTCCTCGTCCTCGGTGTCGAACTCGACCTCGGCGATGAGCCGCTGGTCTCGCACCTCGATCTGGACCGCCCGGCCGATGGGAGGCGCGCTCCAATCGTGGCCGTATAGGACGACCGGGTTCCGGCGGTAGTTGTCGAGCAGCCAGGAGGCGTCGACGATGTCCTCGTACCGGTCGGGTACCGGCTCGCTCGCGACGAACAGGGTCGTGCCCTCGGCACTGCGGACGTACCCCTCGGGTGCGGGCTCGTCCGGCCGGAGCGCCCGGACCACGAGGAAGGCGGTGCGCTCGTTCATGCTGTCTCCTTCGCGGATTCGGCGCGTAGCACCGGGATCACGGTGCACCTGCAGTTGCAGACGAGGCCCGGCTGTGCGAACCCCCCCGGGCCCTCGGCGGTCGCACCGACGTAGGCCGGGTCCAGACCGGGCTCGGCGGGCACCCGGAAGGCCTCACCCTTCGCCACCGTCTGGCCGTCGAGCGCCAGGTGCTCGGGCCGGGTCGCGGCATCCCGCGCAGACAGCCACTGTCGGTCGACCGCCTGGCCGAGCTCGGCCGCGGCTGCGTCGTAGGAGGCGAGCGCTCCCGCGTTCACGCTGCGGGTGGTCTCGGTGCGGGCGATCCGGAGGGCGCGGGTCGGGCTGAACGCCTCCGCGTGCTGGATGGCCCACTGCATCTCGCCGATGGTCTGGCCCTCGTCGAGCCCCTGGAGCAGCAGCTCGCGGACGGCCGCGCGGGTCGTGTCGGTCACCTCGGCGAACCCGTCCCCCGCCATCGCCTGCTGGACGATCCTCTCGGCGAGGACCTCGTCGGTCAGCCCGTCCACACGCGACGGATCCCAGTCGCCGAGCAGGGCCACCTGGACGAGCGCACGCCGGATCGCCGACTCCATCATCTGCTGGCGGACGGCCGCGGTCGCGTCCACGAACGCGGTCGCCTCGAGCACCGGGTCGAAGATGGCGGACAGCACCGCGTCCACGGAGAACCCTCGGGTCCGGCCCTGCGGCCCCTGGCGCTCCGGAGGCAGCACGTCGACGAGCGCCTCGGCCACGCGGTCGGCCTGGTCGGAGAGCGCGGACCGGAGCCGGGCCGCGAGCGACCGTTCGGCATGGTCGTGCAGCTGCTCGACGAACCCGCGCCACTCGGCTCCACGCGCCTCCTCGCCCTCGGGAGGCCAGGGCGGCGGGCTCGTGGGCTCCGGTGCGTCCCGCTGCGCCGGCGGGGCGAGTCGGAGCCACCATGCAGCGGTGCCGTCGGCGGTTGCGCCCTCGGTCTCGGGCTCGGCTGGCTCCTCGGTGTCGTCCGGCTCGGCGTCGGGTTCCGGTTCGGCAGCGGGCTCCTCCTCGGCGGGCGGCTTCGGGGCCGTTGGCGCGGGGCGCTTCGGGCGGGCGGCGTCGGCCTCGGCCTGGAGCTCCACCACGTCGTCGAGGCCCTCGGAGGCGAGCGCGACGTCCCGGTCCACCCCGAGGAAGTAGAGCGAGGTCGCCCGCTGGACGGCCTCGGTGCGCCAGGCGGACAGCGCCTTGATGCCCGACAGGTCGTGCTCGGCGTAGGTGTCTCGCTCCCCGGCGATGCGTAGGACCCGGGTGAGCAGCGCCGAATCGAACAGCGTCACCTCGTCGGCGACCGCAGACCAGAACGTCGCCGTCTGCTCCCGAGCGGTTGCGAAGTTGGCCGTCTCCAGGCCCATCACGACCGGCGGGACCGCAAGCGCCGCGAGGATGCCCTCCCGGGTGTACGACCGGAGCGAGGCGAACTCGAGGTCCCGCATCGACCAGGCCACCGGGTCGACCTGGACCTGGCCGGAGAGGACGAGCGCGCCCCCGCTCCGCTGGGTGAGTTGCGCGTAGGCCTGGGCGATGCCACGGCGTTGTTCGTCCGTCAGGCCGCCCTCCTTCGGGCTGATGAGGACGTCGGGCCTGCCGCGCTTGGCGGCCTCCCTCGTCCGCATGACCGCAGCGGCCTCGGCGTTCAGCTCGTCGTTCAGAGGCTGGATCGCACCGACCCCGTAGAAGAACTGGTCGGGGTCGCTCCGGAAGCTCGGCAGCCGGACGTGGCAGACGACGGCCGGGTCGAGCCGCGCCCGCTCGCCCCCGAGGTCGTACAGGTACGCATCGATGCCCCCGCGGGCCGTCTGGATCGTCACCCGCTTCGGGTGCAGCCGCTGCAGGCTGCCGATGCCCTTCGACAGCCCGGGCGGGTTGACCGCCTTCGCGTAGCAGTCGCCCGTGAGCAGCAGGTCGCAGTAGAGGTCCCGGCGCCAGACCTGGCCGTCCACGACCGTCGAGGGCTGCTCCATGAGCGTGAGCAGCCAGTGGTCGGGCAGCTCCTCGCGCTTGCCGTTGGTGTACCTGAACACCCGGATCGGCAGCCGGGCCATCGCCGCACTCCGGCGCAGGATGGCCGCGTAGACCCAGCTGAAGACCTCGGCCGCCGACGCCGCATCGTCCGGCGAGTAGCGCGGGGGCAGGTCCCCCGCCGCGCCGTAGTCAGCACCGTAGTCCTCCGCATCGGGCGACGGGTCCGGCCTCCAAAGCCCCAGGCCTCCGAGGAGTCTCTGGAACCAGGTCGGCGTCGGTGTCGGTTTCGGGGCCGTCGCGGGTCAAGCCTCGTGGGCCTACGCGGTCACCCTAAACCGACCCGTGACAGGTTGTCAAGGGCTGCGACATTCGGTCAACGTCCCGACAGGTCGTCAGTCCTCGAAGGCGCCCGGGAGCAGCGGTACGACGGTCGCGCCCCAAGACCCGCGGGCTTGCCAGTAGAGCATCATCTGGCTGCACTCGTCGACCTGGTCATCGTTCGCGCCGTTCGGGAAGGCACAGTGCTCCTCGATCCAGTCGCCCACCCACGGCTCGGACTCGGGGAGCCAGATGTTGCCGGCCTCGGCGAGGGGTGCGGAGCCGACCGCGGCGCGTTCGTACTTCGACCGGCTACCGGGCTCGAACGGGATGAGGCCCGGAATCTCGCGGCGCAGGTCGTCGATGAGCGCGCTCCCGTTCGCCTTGTCCTCGACGAGCTTCGCCCCGGCCTGCGGCCACTCGGCGGCGAGGTCGCGCAGGGCCTGCTTCGTCGCGGTGTAGCTCATCCGGGCGCGACGGTGGCCGAGCCGGTAGCGGTCGGCACCCTTCCTACCCCACACACCGAAGACCACGAAGTCGGCGTCGGACTTGTCCTTGAAGGTGGCGTCGAGCGAGATCGCCCACTCGTCCATCTGGAGGTCGTGCGGGTTGCCCCGGTACCGCTTCCCGAACCACGCCCGCTTGAAGAGCCCGCCCTCCTGCGCGGTCGGCCGTTGCTGGTACTGGCCCGCCCGGACGCTGGCCGGGGCGTCCGCGATGCGCTGTTGGATGTCCGCACCGAGCCAGTCCGGCGCGAGCAGCTCCCCCTCCTCGTGGCGCCAGTCGTCCGGCGATCGGTGGGGGTGGTTCGCTTCGAACGCCCACGGCAGGACGAGGTGGGACGCACCGCGCTCGAGGAGCACCCCCGCGAGGTCGGCCTGGTGGAGCCGCTGCATGATGAGCTGGATTCGGCCGCCGGGGTTCAAGCGCGACGTCCAGACCTCGTCGAGCTTCGTCCGCGCCTCCCGCATCAGGCGGGCCGTCTGGTCGGGGGAGGATCGGGAGACCTCCTCGGCGTCGTGCGGGTCGTCGATGATGAGCGTGTCGGCCCCGCTGCCGGTGATGCTCTCGCTCGTGGTCGTGCTCGACACCCGCCGCCCTCCCAGGCTGTTGGCGAAGTCGTGCACCTGGTCCTGGTCGTCGAGGATGGTCCAGGTCGAGGCCGGGTCCTCGCCCCGCTTCAGGGCCATCCGGGCGAGCAGCCGGCGGTAGGGTACCGACTTCACCACCCGGCGCATGAGCCGTGCGTCCCGAGCCGCGTTCCGGTCGGCCTTCGTGAGCGCCAGGAACTGCGCCTCCGGCTGGTGCAGCCACCACCAGGCCGGTCCCAGGACGGCCACGAGGGAGGACTTCGAGCACCTCGGGGGCACGTTGACGACCAGGTCCGGGGCGGCGAGCGTGCCCCGATACGAGGCCTCCACCCGGGCGCAGATGAGGCTCATGTGCCGGCCCCAGACGATTGGCCGACGGGGCTCGACCACGGGCCAGAGGTAGCGGACGAACCACTCCAGCCACCGGGCGGCCGCCTCCTCCTCCCGCTCCCGCTGGCGCCGGGCGAGCTCGGCAGCGGCCTGGGAGGTCACCCCTCCACCTCCACGATCTGCCGGAGCTCCTCGTCGGACATGGCGGCGATCCGGGGGTCCACCTGGACGTTGACGAGGACCTGGGCGCCGGGCGGCTGCCGGATGATGCCGAGGATCTCGGCCTCCAGCTTCCGGGCCGCGATGACGGACGGGAACTCGCCGGCTGCCTTCGCGTCGAGGGCGTCCTGTCGGACCCGGGCAAGGATGTCCGCCCGCTGGCCCGAATCGCCGAGCAGGTCGGCCTCGGCCTTCCAGGCGTCGATGATCTCCTTCCGCCAGACGAAGACCATCCGGGGGCTGACGTGGTGGGTCCGCGCGATCTCGGTGACGACGGCCTCGGTGAGCGGCCCCTGCCGCATGTACGCAGCGACCATCGCCTTGGCCGGGATCCGCTCCCGCCTCGTGAGGTGTGGCCCTCTTCGTGCCATTCAAATCCCCTTTAGGGCAAACCATATTGCCGCGGTAGGAGTCACCACGCCCCCGCCTCCTCCCCCTCGTGCGTCTCCGGCCTGGGCGGCGGTGCGGTGGGCCTGCCGATCTGCGGTCGGGGTCCCACCCATCGGGTCGGCCCGTCCCAGGTCAGCTCCCAGCGGACGAGGCGGCCCGACCTGCGCTTACGGGACTGGACCTCGAGCACGCCCGGATGCCCATGCCGATCCGGTCGGTACGCCTGGCCGAGTCGGTCCCGCCAGTACTCACCCCGATTGAGCGCGTAGATCTCCTCGGCGTCCTGGTGCGCACCCGAACTCCACTGGATCTGGTGCATCTCCGGGAACGGGTCGGGCGGAGGTCCACTCCTGGCGGTCTCCTTCTCGTCCGACATCTGCGCCGCGACGAGGATGGGGATACCCAGCCTGGAGGACAGGGCCTTGAGCGTGGCCGAGGCATGGCCCACCTGGACGACCCGTTCGCCGACCTTGACGCCCACCGACACGACGAAGTCCTGGAGGTAGTCCACGAGGAGCACGTCGCAGAGGTCCGCGTGGTGGAGCCGGGAGACCTCTGCGGCCATCGCCTCGACGGTCAAGCCCGCCCCCGAGACCCGGAGAGGCAGGGTGCCCAGCCAGGCGAGGGCCTGGTGATGGAGCCGGGCGAGCTCCTCGAGCTCCTCCTCGTCCTGCGGCCTGGCCCTGCCCTCGCCCCGAAGCCGGGTGAGCCAGTGGTAGCGACGCGGGTCGATTCCCGAGACCCCGTAGGCCATCGCGTCCACCCGAGCCTGCCGGGAGGTCTCCGTGCCGTGGACGACGACCCGGGTGCCCGAGGCCGCCATGAGCACGGCCGTCGAGTTGACGAACGAGGTCTTCCCCATCCCCGAACGGGCGACGATCATCGTGACGCCCTCGCTCGACCAGCCCTGGCCGTCCTCCGCATCGTCCCACGACCGCCATCCGGACCGGATGTAGGCCGTCCGACCGCTCCGGAGCCGTTCGTCCTGCCGCTTCCAGACCGCCTCGCCGATCGAGGAGGCCGGCTCGCACAGGTCCTCGCCGACGTCCCGGACGCCGTCCAGGTCCGCCCGGAGCTGGGCGTCCACCGAGCGCGCCGAGTCCCCCTCCTGGATGCGGCCCTGTGCCCGGGCGGCGGCACCCCGGATCTGGCGCCGGTGGTAGTCCTCCAGGATGAGCCGCTCGACGTAGGGGAGGACCTCGACCGTCGGTGCCGAGTCCGCGTGGCCCGTCGCGTACCCGAGCCCGCCCACGTCCTCCTCGAGCTGCCGGGAGGAGACGATGCTGTACGCGAGCTCGTCCGGCGACTCGAGCCGGCCCGCCCGCCGGAGGTCGAGCATGTGCCGGAGCAGGACTGCGTGCCGGTCCCGGACCAGGTGCTCCGGCCGGATCTTCGTCCGGTCCAGGGCCGACAGGTCGAGCAGGCAGATGCCGAGGAACGTGCGCTCGCGGTCGGGGAAGGGGGTCGTCATCGTATCACCGGGATCAGCGGGTTCGAGTAGGTGGACGGCGATGGCGAGCCGCTCCCGAGCCACCGCTGTACGTCACGGCCGAACCGGGCGAGGGTCGGCTGAGCCTCGGGTGGGACGAGCCCGTCCAGGACGTAGCGCTCGTGGGCGTCCAGGTACGCCTCCATCGCGTCCCGGGTACGGGACAGGGCCTCGACCCCGTCGTGCTCCGGGAGCGGGATCCGGGCGACGGCGATCACCCGGAGCGCGGCCTTCCGATCCTCGCTCTGCTTCCCGTGCAGGCCGAGGTCCCAGGCGTATTTCCGGCCGTACCTCGCCTTGAATGCGGCGCTCCACAGGTCGGTCACGATCCGGATGCGAGGGTCGAGGGGCGGCTTCACGCATCCGGCGGGTGCGATTCCGGGTCCAGCGGGTGCGGGCTGCCCCGTGCGAGCTCGCCCCGGATCCGGCGCTCGAGGTCTCGCAGGGAGCCGTCGAGCCGCACGCGGGCGTCGAGCGGGGCGTGGTTCTCCAGGGCCCCCAGGAGCCGCAGGGCCAGAGGGAGGGGCAGGGTCACGGTGCGGTCGGGAGTCGGGAGGGGCAGGGTTGGCATGGTGGTCCTCGTGTTCGGGCTGTTCAGGGCGCACGCACGACGCGGCAGCGTCGGGCTGTTGTTCTCTGGTCGGATCCATGGTCGGATCCATGGTCGGATCGGCTGCATGCCGTGCAGGGGTACCCCTGCATCCGGTGCAGGGGTGGGCTGCATGCCGTGCAGGGGTGTTGCTTTCCGACACATGCATGCCGTGCAGGGGTGCATCCGGTGCAGGGGTCGGGCAGTTGGTCGAAGGCGATCTGCCACGGCTGGCACTTCCAGCCTACATGCCGCTCCCGGGAGAGCCAGCCTGCGGCTTCGCCCGCCGTTGTCCGGGTGTAGATGGTGCGCTCACAGAGGCCGGACATGCGCGCGATGGTGGGGATACTCGGCCACGCGGAGCACTCGTCCCCGCTCATGTGGTCCGCGATCACGATGGCGATCAGCTTTGATTCCGGGTCGAGTCCCGATTCCAGGATCGCTCTCGTCCGTTCTTGCGGCTTCACGTCCCCTCCCCCCCGCACCCGAGCCCGGAGGCGAGGGCGACCGGCACCCAGGACGGCTCCGGCCGGTAGGAGGCCGCCACCGCGACCGCGAGGGCCTGCCAGGCGTGCCCGGTGATGCCGTAGAGGGGTCCGGGGGCCTTCTTCGTCCCGACCGCGGCAGGCCGGCTCCCCCCATGCATCTCGAGGAGACGCTGGTGGACCATCGCGTCTCGGTTCCCGATCCCGGTCACGTCGAGGGCACGGAGCACCTCGCGCCTGTAGAGGAGGATGACCGGTAGGCCCGCGTCGAGCGTCCGCTGTTGGATGCGCCCCACCACCTCGCACGTCTGGAACAGGTCCGCGCCCGACTGCCCGCAGGACTGGAGGCGCTCGACGGCGACCAGGTCCACGCCGATGCCCAGGAAACCGATCTTGAACAGGATGTCGTCCAGCTTGGATTCCGAGGCGCACCCGTCCGCGAGCCGAGGTGGGATCTCCCGGCGGTCCGAGTCGTAGTAGACCACCCCGCACGTCCGGGGCCCCGGGTCGATTCCGAGGATGATCATCGCGCGTTCCTCCTTCCCGGTCCGGCCTTTCGTGCCTTCCGTGCCTTCCGGGCCCTTCGGGTGAGCAGCCCGGCGCGCAACCGGGAGACCTCGACCCGGAGCGTGTCGAGCTGGTCCACGAGCGCCGTCGCCTCGTCCGGGTCGAGCCGGCCGTCGAGCACGCCCTCCTCCCAGGAGACGAGCAGGCGGCCGACCTCGAGGCGCACCCGGGAGATCGCGGCCTCCGGGTCGTCCGGGTCCGGATCCTCCCGGGCGACCGCGCACCCTGCCCGGGCGAGGAGATCCCCGTAGACCGCCTCCGGGTCTCCGCAGTAGCGTGCCAGGTGCGGGAGGACCTCGACCGGCATCGGACGGGCCCCCGACCGCCAGTGCCCGACGAGCGACCGGTCCACCCCCAGCCACCGGGCGAAGGCGTTGTCGCGGTAGGCCGGGCACCGACGCGCGACCTCGTCGAGCAGCACGCCGGCGATGGCGCCGAGGTCGCAGCAGACCGGACGCATCGTCACGAGGCCCCCGTTGAAAGTGACATTGACAGCCTGTAATCCTGTGGGCATGACCACGAAGATCCCCCGCGCGCCATCCGGTCGGCCGGCGTCTGTGGTACTGTCCGGGCAGGAAGGAGGTGCCGATGCGCTGGGTCTTGACCGCCGCCGCCGTGATCCTCGTGGTCGTCGGCGCGTGGTTCTGGATGGACGGGAGAGAGGCGGACCAGGCGGAGGCGCGACTCCGCGAGGCGCAGGCGCGGCCGGAGTCCACTACGGAGGCCTACGAGGCCTCCCGGGACCGGTTCGAGGCGGTACGACTCGAGGTCGAGAACGAGCTGAACGCGGCCAAGATTCGCGCCCTGGACTACGCCAGGAGCCGGTGGCCGGAGGCGGACTACGCCGAGCGGGTCGGGATCACCTCGTCCATCGTCAGGCTGGCGAACGAGCCGGACACCCCGGAAGACCTGCGGCAGGCGATGCTCGACTTCCTGCGGGAGCACGATCCCGGCGCTGGGCATCGTTAGGCCGCGTCGGTGACAGTGTCGGACGGGGTCGAGACTTCATCCGTGGGGGTGGAGACGGCGACCTCTCGGGTGGTCTTCGCCGGCCGCGCCGCGGCCTCCTGCCTCGCGAGGACACGGATCTGGAACGCCTCGACCTCCGTCGCACCGAGGGCGTGGAGGAGCATCTCCATCTGACCGGCGTCAGGCATCCAGATCCCAGACTCGAGGCGCGAAAGGTTCCCCTGGTGGAAGCCGCGAACTCCGTCCAGGAGCCGGACGAGATCCATCTGGCTCAGATTCTTGCGCTCCCGAAGCGCCTTCATCGCGGGTCCGAGTGCGTAGGGCATGGCCGAATCTCCTGTATGCCTATAGTGGTTACCATCCCGCACGGAGGATGTCAACCACGGAGGGCATATGACGGACGCACTCGTCTCGTACTACATGCGGAGGATGGACCCGTTGACCTTCGCCCATGAACTCCGAAGGATCCGGCAGGCGGCCGGGCTCTCCCAGATCGAGGTCGCCGCCTGCGTGGGGGTTCACCAGACCTTCGTGTCGAAGATAGAGCGCGGGTTGAAACGGCCCTATCCGGAACTCGTCGAGAAGTGGGCGCGATGCTGCGGCTGCCGGGTCGAGATCGTCTTCGCCAGCCCCCTGGACCCACTCGACGCCCGGGTCCGCATGGCGCTCCCGCGCATGACCGAGAAGCAGCGGCGCGCCCTGTCCGATCTGATTGAGTCCCTGGTCCCACCAGACGAGGGCTGAAGAATAGCGGCCAGCTACCGGCCGTCTGGACGCCTCTGAAAAAATATGCCTCGGGTGGTTGACGCCCAATCGGGAGCCGTGCTATGCCTGTTGTGCATAGACCGGAGGCCCCCCCGATGCCGCACCCCCACTCCCCCTGCCCCCCATGCCGCCGCCCCGCCGAGGGGCCCTCCCCGGAATGCGCCCGCTCCATCCTGTCCGACGCGCCCCCGACCCCGCGCGAAGTCGAGGAGCACCCG